TATGAATATTTTAAACCAATATTCTACAAAAAGGGAATATTTATCCTATATTTCTAATTTTGTTGATGTGTGTTTTTGTGAGTTTACCTTTTTCTACCATAATGCGTAGATGCCGTTCTACTTCAGGTAATAACAATAATGATCTGTGTAAATCTTCTCTGATTTGTGTATCTTTAATATCTCTGGTGTTTAACCAAATATTTGTATATTCGTTTTTTAAATTTTCTAGTGCTTCTTTAAAAACATCAGAATCTAGTATAGCTTCAGCTTGTGCAGCTTTTACAGCTTCTTCATGCGTTATGCTCATGCAAATAAGCCCATTGGATTTTGACGCTCTATTGAAAATCTGCCACCAGTAGGCCCTTGTTGCAAATCAAAAAGACCTTGTTCAAGACTTGCTAATCTTTGGTCAAAAGGTGTTAGATCAGGCATCATTGGCATTGTTGGTATATCAATGTTTTGTATTGCTTGGTCAATATCTTTTTGTGTTACAAATTTTGAAACATCTGGTATCTCAGGCATATCTTGTCGTTCTATAGAGAACCTACCTCCAGTAGGTCCTTGCGATAACAAAGTATCAATTTCGTCCCTTGATATAAATTTTGTCAAATCTGGTTGTTCTTGTGGTGGTATCAATGATGATATTTCATCACGCAAACCTTGTCGCAAAGCATCTACATCTATTTGTGGAACAAAATTAAAACCACCTAAAATATCTCTTGGCGGTGGAAAACGCATCTGATCTTGAAGTATTGTTATATTATCACCTCTGCCACCACCAATAATATTGGGTGGTAGTTGTGAATAATCAGGTGATGTATCATCCATAATTATATCTTGTTGCACAGGTGGTGTTGCTGTTGTTGTCACAGGTGCATTCAAGTCCATCTGTGTAAAACCGCTTGGTTGATCTGGAGAAAAACTTACTCCTGGTGCAATAACTTGTTCCATAGGTAGTCCGCCAGCTATTGATCTAGCATAATTAAAACCGCTAACAAAGTTTGGATCAACAGTCGGTGTGACAACTGGTGGTCGATTTACTGGTGGTAAACCCTCTTCTCTTATATTTGGTGGTAACATTCCTATAGACATAATTTACTTTACCTTATTGTTAAATGTTAGTCCAATCTTTGCACTCAAAAAGTAGAGCTTCGCTTTTTCTTCTTTTAACTAGACCCTCGTTTACAACGCCTTTTACTTTATTCCATCTTTTTATCTGTTCTGGAACATCTTGATACTTACCCTCATTAAGAACTTTGAGCATAGTAGATGACTTTAAATTTGAACCACCTAAATTAAAAGTCCATGATACCAATGCGTCAAACTCGTTTTGTTTTATTGGTACAGTTACAGCATCATTTACAGCATCTTCATACACTTCAACATCTTTTTTCAAAAGTTTCTCAGCATCTTCTTGTGTAATTTTCATGCCTTCTTTCACATCTTTTGTTGATCCATACCCAATAGTCCAAACTCCAGCTGCACATTGATAACTTTCCAATTTACAGCCTTCGTAATGTTTTATAAGGGTCATGCCCTCTTGTGATATTTTCATATTATTACCCCCAAACTTTGGTTTTTGTTCCGCCGTCATAGTCAACGGCAAGATTTTCTTTTTTAAGTAATTCAGCAACATTTCCTTGTTCGCAAAATATATCGCCTAATACTCTACCATATTTATCAGTCCCATACGATTTCAATGTTATATCGCCGACTAACCATTTTTTTAATTTTGACTTAGCAAGCAATCCAAGTTCTTTTTCTTTTGTTCTATGTGGCTGTCTTTTGGTGTTTATTCTTGATTCTGGTGTGTCTATACCTGCTATGCGAACAGATTTATTGTGTAGTTGTACGGAAAAACCGAGATCAATACTTTTGAGACGAACAGTGTCGCCATCGATAACTTTTTCTAAAGTTACCTTATATACAAAAGCGTCTGGGTTTGTCATTTGTCGTCAGACGAGTGTGATGCACCAAAATAAAAAGATATGATTGCACTAGCCAAGCCACCCAAATAACCAAGCACTAAGTTTATAAGTGCCTCGCTGTTTTGCTCTGGTGGTTGTAGTGTTACTAAAAATATGTAGCCAAGAAAACCCCCTATGGTTACTAAGCCTATAATTCTTGCAGTCCAATCTTTACTAAACAAACCTCTTGCGTTTTGTTTGTCTTGTGTTTCTAATTTAAAAACATCAACATCAAGTTCCTTCATTTTAACTTCAAAGTCTTGCTCTGCTTTTTTGAGTTCAAGCATTTGTTCTGGTGTTGCATTTTGTATTGCTTGTTGTATAGATTTTTGATCGTTAGATACACCCAAAACATCAGCAATCATATTTGCTGCCATGCCGCCCATAGGTCCGCCTAAGGCTGTACCAAGAGTAGGTGCTACTGTACCAACTATATTTTTAAGTATATTTTTCATATTAAACCAACATTGATGTTACAACTGCTATAGACAAAGCGCCAAGAAAACCAAACACGCCAAAGGTTGCAGTTTTTATTGTTAAATTAATTCTAGTGATTTCTTCTTTGATGTCTGAAAATTCATTGAAAGCAGTTTTCCAACGCTCATGTGATATTGTTTCTAACTTTGTAAGCCTTTCTGCAACATCTTTGACTGTCATTTTTTTTATTGTCATCAGATAGTATATATTTTCAAATAATCTTTTTTACCTTTTACTTTTATAGGTTTTAGTGATTTTAACTCAAAATCACAATTTTTTGCAGTATTTTCACCAATCAGTATATCCTTGCCAACTTCTTTAGTTGCTGATTCAAGTCTTGCGGCTGTATTTACTGCATCACCAATAGCAGAATAATCAAACCTTGTATCTGATCCCATGTTGCCTATGACTGCCTCACCAGAGTTGACACCAATACCAATTGCAACTGGTTCTGGTAAAGTTTTTTGTAATTTATGTATAGCTGTTCTCATATCTTGTGCGCAAGCTATTGCTCTTTTTTCATGTTCATCAATGTCCAGCGGCGCATTAAATATTGCCATACAAGCATCACCTATAAATTTATCAACCATGCCACCATGCGCTTGTATGCAAGTTACTTGTTCTGTCAAAACTTTGTTCATAATATCAGTAACTTGTTCTGGTGATAATTTTTCAGATAAATTTGTAAAACCTCTGACATCTGTAAATAAAAAAGTGCAGTATCTTTTTTCACCACCAAGTTTCAAAAGTTCTGGATTGTCTTGTAATTGTTTTACTTGTCTAGGATCAAGATAGTGTTCAAATTGTTTTTTGATTTGCTGACGCAATTTATATTGCTTTTGGTAGTTTAAATAGAAAGCAATAGTAGATGTGAAGATTTGTGATACAAAAGTCCATGAAAAATCCAATAAAATACCTTTTTGGATGCTAAAAACGCCTGAGAAGCCCGTAGTGAGCAAGAAAATTACAACTATACTTGCACCCTTAACTACATTGAAATAATTGATTGTGAGCCATGTCAGAGTGACAAAAATTGTCAAAATCAAAATTTCGGCCGCTTTTGACCAATCAGGTATGTATGGAGAGTTTTGCACAAGTATTGATTCAGATAATGCAGCTTGAACCTTATGTGGTTCTACTAAACCAACTGGAGTTGCAATTTGTGGCATAACACCATTTGCAGTCACGCCAACAAAAACAAACTTACCTGCAACATACATTTCTTTGAGAGTCGTTTGTGGAGTATCAACCCAGCTGATCCATTTACGACCTAAACTATCTGTTTTGACTGGTGGTATTCCTCGTATTGATATTTCTTCAATACCATTATCATTAGTTTTTATAATGTAAGTTTCTACGCCTAATAAAGATTTATATATTTGCGTTCCAAAACTAGGTATCCATTCGTTGTTTGGTGTTTTAACCAATAAAGGTATTCTACGAACTAGATTGTCAACATCTGTGGGAGCAACGGCTAAACCTTGTAAAGCGTGGTTTGAAAGTAGAGGTAGGTTTTCCTTCACTCCCGAAGAAATTATACCACCATTATCATTACCAATAACAACTGTGCCAGGTGAACTTGGATAGTTGCCTTTGCCATCTTCAAACATAGCTAAAACAGATGGAGCAAACTTTAATGATTCTGCAAATATTTCATCACCGCCCATACGATCAGCTTGTGGAAAACTTACAACCCAGCCAACACCTATTGCACCATTGTTTATTAAATCTAGCTGAATCTCAGCTAATCTTTGTCTTGGTAATGGCCAACCACCTTCACGCTCTATATCATCTTCAGTAATATTAAGTATGACAAAATTGCCTGATTCTTCTGGAGTTTTGACAAAAGCATCAAACACTTTTAGTTTTAGTATTTCTGTAGGCGTTGATTCAAAGATCAAAGGCAAAGAAAGTAATATAAGTAAAGGTAATAATAGTTTGTTCATTTAATCACTCTGAGTGATAGTAATTATACTATCGCTACCTCCATTTATTTTAATGACATTAGATACACCATCTTGTATCAAAATTACTGTATAAGCATTACTGCCATTGACATCAACTCTTACGCTTTCATTTACCTGCCTACGCAAACTAACAACATTACCTGTAATCAAAGCAGTTATTTGTGTGTCTGGATCTTTACCTAGCAAAGTACCAACAATTTGTGTGCTTGTTGCTTGTGCTAGCACATCTTCATCTTCATCTATTGCCAAGGCATCTAATACATTTAGCAAATCTTCAAGAAAGTTTACATCAAGATAATTAATATCAAGTTCAGTAAATTCTAAACTATCATTATCTAAATAATCTTCTGCTAAATAATCTATATCAAGATCATTAAAATCTAAAACACTATCTGCTCTTGTTGTAGTAGTTTCTTCTTGAACCAATGCTTCTTCTTTTGGCGGTGAAACTATCAACATATTATCAATAATATCTAGTGTCAGATCCAAAATAACTGGTTTGGTGGGCGCTGATTCAAAAACGCTAACAGTTGTTGCCTCGTAGGGTTTGTTGAGTATGACAGTTCCCATAGCTGTAACAACTTCTATTTCACCACTTGATAAACCAAAAGGATCTGGCAAAAGAATAATTAGACTTCTACCAAGTTCATCTACAGTTGCAGTAAAGTCTGTACCACGAATGGCTATATTTGCTGTTGGTGTTTTTAAAGTTATGTTTTGTTTGTCAATACGATTGAGATTGCCTGTGATAAACCTAGCCGTGCCAAGTCCAAAGGTAAGAGCCATCTTTGCTTTGCTTGGGTCTGGATCGTATATATATTCGTCAATAAGTAATTGTGACCATTCAGTAAGTTTTACAGTAGATTCATCAAGAAAAGTGATTGCCATACGGCCATCCTTGGTTATGGCCTCATCATTGCTTTGTATAGCAAAATCAACATCAGCAACATAGGATTTATCTCTGACTATTTCGGCCGTGCCGTTTAGTTCAGATATATCCCCAATATCAACAGCTTGTGCTTGTACCTTGGTCGTTTTGAATGACGCAAACAGTAGAAGCAGCAGTACCAGAAATGGATATGATTTTAAGCCAGTCATTGTCTTGGGTGCTTAGTTGTGAGATATTAAATGTTCTTGATCCGCCTGTGTGGTCCAAGTAAAAATATCCGCCAGCTGATGCTGTAACACCTGTGCCAGTATAAGTAACAGCATTATCTGAACCATCAATATCCATATAATTAGTTGCGCCATCTATATTTATGTTTGAAGTGATATTGTTGTTAGATCCGTTAATTATCCAATCTAAATCTAGTTGTGAAGCCAAAGCGGTTGTGCCTTGGTTTAAAGTAAAGGTATTACCACTACCTGTAACATCTACATACTGATTTGATCCGTCAGAACTATAAGTATCTGTTGGATCTACTTGAATGGTAAATGTATTAGTGCCACCATCAAACTCATAAAAACCTGTAAAAGTATCAGCAAATATGTCACCAAGAAATTTATTTGTCGCACCAATCATGTTTATATCTAATGTCATGCTGTTGCCATCTAAATCTAAGGCTGTAAGATCACCAGCTGTAGAATTTAAACCGCCAATAATATTTGATATACCAAGTTGTTCCAGGTCTATGTTTGCACCTGTACCTGATTGATCTATGTAAATTTCATTGTCAGCCGCGTATGTTGTCAATGCAGTCAGCATCACAATCAGGCTTATTAATTGTTTCATCCTTTAATTCTACTCCTTCATTATTGTTTTGTAAAACCCAAAAACCTTTTTCATAACCTTGTTCTATAATCTCTAAGACAGCACCTTCTATAGCTTTCATCAAAGCTATGGTTGATGATTCGTTGCTGGCATTACCAAGTTCTATTTCTACTAACTCGGTGTTTGCCTCTATGAATCTAAATACATCTTCAGATTTACCATAGCTAAATATAGTTTTTTGACTCAAAACTTCTAGCAAAACCTCACCAGTTGCAACAGATACCATACGCAAACTAACAGTAATATTATCCTCTCTGTATTGCACACTATTTCCAATGCCTAAATATCTTGCACCAACACCGCCACTTTCTAAATTAGCTTCATAAGATATGACAGCGCCTTCTATTAAAATACCTGCGAACAACAAAGGTCTTAGTGCTTTTTTCTTTTCTTCTTCTGTTGCAGTTTGTTCTCTTGCTGATCTTATTAGTTGACGCTCTTTGGTTAAATTATCTAAACCAACACGTTCAACAACCCTAAAAAACTTGCCGTCTCCAGCGTGTTTTAACGCTCTAATTAACAAAGCATTGGGCTGTTGTGTTATGGCTGTACTAAACAAAGCAAACTCACTATTGCTTTTTCTTTGTCCAGTCTGATCTGTAAAGGCTGTTGGATAAACCGCCACTACAGGAC